TTCCAGAACCACTAGCAGTAATAACATCTCCCGAAGCCATCCTAGGAAAGGTCTCACCTGTCCAATATAATCTAGCTAAGGAATCATCAGCAATGGGCCCCGGTTGGACGTTTACGTCCTCCGTCCACTCTAACCAGTAGTTGCTTCCAGCATAAGAATAATAGTAAATACTAGTCCTACCAGATTGAGTTAGAGCCTGAGTTTGTGAGTTTTCTGTTATAGGAGTAAGTACGCCCCTATCTAAATCTACATCATTAGCAGTTTGGCCTACTGTATCATTTAAAAGCCTAGGAGATATCTGAGGTGCAATACCTGAGAAGTTAATAAGTTTGTAGTACGCCACACTACCCCTCCAGAAGTAGATCTCGTAAGCGGGTACTCCTTGGCCCAACTTGCTCTGCCCATTTTGAATCTAGCATCTCCACGCCAGCTGTTTCCCATTCTCCTGCTTCTACAGCAGTTAAAAACTTTTTAAAACCCATCAACCTAGACAAACCTAAATTAAAACACATATTAACAAGAACTCGTTGCCTTGCATCAGATAGACTATGGAACCAAGGAAAAGCTAGTGTTAGTTCTTCTACGCAAAGATCTATGTCGTTACTTAATAAGTAATCAGATTCATCTTCTGTAATACCACGATCATCTAGATTTCTGCCTACTCCGATAGTATTTTTACCTGCAGAGCACTTATACAATGTAAAGACTACCCCTTCATCGCGTTTTAGTTCTTCAATAAGTGCCTCTCTATTCATCTTTGTTTGACGTATTCGATGCTCCAAAGTAAAAACTAATAATGGCTGATGCTAGACCGCCTAAATATCCAAGCACTAAGTTAACCAATGCTTCTGAGTTAGATTCTGGTGGTTGAAGTGTAATAAGAAAGATGTAACCTAAGAAACCACCCAATGTAGCAATACCTATAATTCTGGCAGTCCAATCCTTAGAAAAGGTTGATCTAGCATTTTGTGTATCTTGTACTTCTAGTTTAAATACATCCACCTCAAGTTCTTTCATTTTAACTTCAAAGTCAGCTTCGGCTTTTTTAAGCTCTAGCATCTGTTCAGGCGTGGCATTGTCCATGGCTTTTTGTATTGATTTAGGGTCATTATCACATCCTAATACATCAGCGATCATATTCGCTGCCATGCCACCCATCGGCCCACCTAACGCTGTTCCTATTGTTGGAGCTACCGATCCTACTAAATTTTTAAGTAATGCTTTCATAACTATTCTACCTTTTCTATTAGATCGTGCGCTTGTTCCAACTGTCCATCTGTAATAGCAGAAACAGAAGGTGCTTCTTTTAAACCCGCTTCTTTTATAAGAGCATCAAGGGCTGCAGTAGTGCTATCTTGTGCTCTTTGTTGAACCTTCACTAATTGACCTAACTTGTTTAGCTCAGTTTGTATTAACAAAAGTAGATTAAACTCTTGCTTCATTGGCTCTGTTAAGTCTTTTATAAGATATTCTTTGCCGTTGTAGTTAACTCGTTCTATTTTCTGATCTGCCATAAATACTCCTTATTTAAAAAATCTATTTAAGTTCTTCAACCAATTTAAGGTCATAAGCCTGTTGTACTTGTGCATCTTCGCCTGTGGCTAAAGCTATGTTGTTTGCGTTGCAATGAGCCATATTTATAGCGAGTATATCTTCTTTGGCAATCCTTGCTCTGTTGGTTGCTGCATTAGTAATCCAGTCGTCAATATCAACCATAACAGTTTTCATTGCTTTTACTTCTGTGTCTGTAAGTGTAATTGTGTAGTCTGCCATAATTTTCTCCTTTTTATCCTATTAAAAATCCACCAAAGTGGTTTTGTACTGCTTGAGATCCTGCCCAACCTGAACTTGTGTTTGAGTCGTTTACAAATAATGTTACATAGTCATTTGCCGCCAAAGTAATTATCAATGAACCATCTACCCTACAATGCACTGCATTTATTTTATGTTGTATAAAGTCTTTTACTGATGAATTATTCTTTCTAAAAGACCAACTTACTTGTGTTACCGAACTACTCGAGTCATGTGTCATAACACTTCCTGTGAAAAAGTATACACCCGCTACTGGAGCTGTAAACTTACCATTTGAAGTATTATAGTGACTTCCTACATTAGTGTCTGCAAAATCACAAACCCACACTTGGTCATCTGAAAGATAGCCTGCATTACGGGCGACTCCGAATATTGGGTGATTGGTAGTCGTAACATTACCATTAGTATCTATTCTAACTTTCTCGTCATTATTTACGAAAAATTGCATATAGTTAGTGCTATGCTGATAACTTATTCTGCCTTTAGCAGTAGTACCACCGTCATTGAAAGCTATATTACCCTGATGAGTAGTTCCTGATTGAATTGTGATACCTTCATTATCATCAGCATCTCCTACTATCAATCTTTGTGCAAACGTATAAGAATCTGTAGCTGTTCCCATTCTTACGTCACCACCAGATTTTACGGTAACACCAACCGTTCCTGAGTCGCCTAAAACTATTGTATTATCTGTTGAAGCTGAACCTGCATTTCCATAAAGACCTTGTGTTGATGTTGTACCATTATTTGCTTTTACTTTAAGTTGTACTGGTACGGTGTCTCCGTTCGCGTTTGATTCAAATATCGTTGCTACAGAACTTGTATGTCCGTCTGATGTTGTTGGTTTGGAAAATGTTACAACTTCACTACTGCTTATTGTTATAGCTGTAGCATCTGCACTAGATGATATACCGTCAACACCACCCCCACCAGAGACAACCAAATCTATAGTTCCGTCTGAGTCTTGATATGTAGCTGTAATATCTGTCTCAGTATTACTTGAGAACATAGCACCAACGGTATCTTGTATTACTTCAGATAAGTCTATGTTTGCCGTTCCGTCAAAGGAAACGCCGTGAATAGTACGGGCAGTTGCTAAAGCTGTCGCTGTTGCTGAGTTACCTGTCGAATCTTCATTAGCTAGTGTTTCTAAAACCAAAGCTGTAACTCTTAGTTGTGCTTCGTCTCCTGAACTAAAAGCCCTAGCAGAAGTATTATCTTGAGCTCGTACTATCGTTAAAGTATCCCCAGAACGGGCTGTACATTTGCATATTTCGTTATTAGTCCCGTCGTCAAACGTTACAAAGAAAAATTCACCAGAACTTAGGCTGGGAAAAACACTACCGTCAGTAACCGTAGCACTTGTCGCTGAGTCACTAAGACTCGATGCAAGAGTGGTATTGGCATTGTTTTTTAAGACAATTCCCACAGTAAAAGCCTCCTATCTTTTAACTAACTGTTACTGTCCAGGTAATTGTCATAGAGTCAGATGCACCCTTGTTTACAACTGAGAACACTGTTCTACAAAGCATTGTGCCTCCGGAAGACGCATTTAACAGCGCAGCTTCTGTAACAGCTCCTGTCCCTGTACCTGCTGCAAAAGTTGCAACGTAAGTCACAACAGCAGAGGAAACGTTTGTACTTGTAAGAGCAACCCTTCCAAGTTCACTTCCCAATGCAGTGTCACTAGCAGCGGCTGCCGTAGAACCGCTACCAATAGCCATATGAGACATAGCAGTAGCAGAAGCATCTTTTATTCTAGAAGCAACATATCCCTTACCAGCAGTAACTACTAAGTTATCAACTTCTTGAACAACCTCTCCATTTAGAGCAATTGCTAATTTACCTTTTAGTTTTAAATCATCATTTATCATTTGAGCTCCTAATTTAGTGCAAATGTGTTTAAAGCGGCAGTATTCAATACACTTGAACCACCAGGCTCAAGTAGGACACTTACCGATTCAGATATTGTAGCACTATCTGAAACAGATTTGCCAAAACTATGTACTAAACTTTCTGCTATAGAGGAAGAATCAGTAAAATTGTTAATACCAGTAACACTAGGGGAATCAGATAAACTAAAAGAGTCGGCAACGGTCCTAGCAAGGCTATGAGCAATACTCTCGGAGACAGTTGCGCTATCTGTAATACCGGACTTACTAACACTAAACGTTTGTGTATCGGTAAAACTAAATATGTTATTTTTATTTATACCAGTTTCTGTAGCTAAATCATCACTAGCGCTAGCAGCATCATCTAAAGACGTGCCATCAGTAAAGGTTCTAATAAAAGTAACTACTCTCGCTAGAGATTCTGACATACTAATGTCGCCTATGTCCTCTACACCCTTGCCTACACTTCTAACTTCAGAATCCGAGAAAGATACAGATTCACTTTGAGGAACAGATACTAACTTAGCTAATTCTTCAGACACAGCGGTACTATCACTTTTTGCTAGTTCTGGACCAAGAGCTGGAGAGTCAGTAAGACTTGGAGCATCCGTAAAAGTCCTGTTGAAGTCCAGAACTCTGCTAAGACTTTCAGTTATAGTAGGGGCATCAGTAAGTCCAACGCCCATAGCTTTAGTTAGTTCCTCTGTTATAACTGGGGTATCTGTTTTTGCAAGACCTACACTTAAGACTTCTGAGTCAGTAAATGAAAAACTTTCTGCATTTGGAGAGTTGTTTGCAGCAAGAAAATAAAGGTTTTTAGTATCTGCATCTAGGAATACATTTGCAGCTTGTAGATCTGTAAATTGTAATAAACCCTCTAAATCTGTAAATGTCAGGACAGATTTAAAATTTTGAAAAGTTGATACAGGAACCAGAGAGTCTGTATCAACTACTACACGTAAATTACTAGAGTCGACAATGACTTTGAAGGCCATTTAACACCTCCAACGTCTTCTAGCTTGTCGTAATCTTGAGTTAGGATTTTTCGCTGCTTTAGGAAACTTCTTCATCTGTCCTGCTGATCTAGCGCAGAAAGACTTTCTTCTCTTAGCAGCTTTACTACCTTTTTTTACTTTTCCTGTAACAGCAGTTTTTAACTTAGAGCCTGGATTCATCCTCCTATAGGCTTTTACGCCCGCTCTAGTCATACCCGCGCCAGATTTAGTAGAACGAAAGTTCTTCTTGTTTCTAGCGGGCATTTTAGCCCTTCTTCTTTTAGTTGCCATTAATCGAAGTCGTCTCTTACCTTAAACTTAATAAAGTCTTGAACTGTCTGTATATTGCCGTCTGACTTAGTAAACTCTATCTCACCTTCGTATGTACCTGCAGCAGTCCAAGTCCCAGAGGGGAAAACTAGACTACATTCGCCTGAAGACGGGCTAGACAAAGTAGCAGTTATGGTAGAAAGAACTGTAGTAGTTCCTACCTCTCTTATACGTAATTTTACAGAGCCCCCTGTTAAGTTAACAGCGGCCCAAGTAGTGTTATCTTCTTCGTCTAAAGTCTTGCCTGAAGCCGCAGTATTGCTGTCTTTCAGGGTAAAGTTTAACTCAGGTAAAGTATCACCTACTACTAATTTAACTGTACTCGAATATGCCATTTCAAAATTATACCTTAAATTTAATCAAATCCTCCTATTTGATTGTATATAGGAGTCATGTCTCCAAACTCTAAATCTCCTTTCAATAAATCGTAAGCTTTTTCAGCTGAAGGGCCAAGCGGACTAATCCAAAACGGATCTCCATATCGTTTACTTTCCATAAATAACGGTGCTGCTAGAGCCCACGGCCCAAGCACACCTGACCTATCTATGATCTCAAAACTATACTTATCCCACTCCATATCTAGAGACTTTCTGTAGTTCTTATCTTCTGGGCTTACCCCTGGTAACGCCCATGCTAATCCTACCTTAAACCTTTCTCTAAGGTCTAGCCCTAACATACTTAACGGCAGTAAGGTACTAGCGGCTAGTAACAGAGGTAAAGTTGCAGAGTTCATACCCGCACCTTCTCTTACTCTGCTGCTAGACTCTCGCATTACACCACCAACTATATTTTTTCCGTATGCGTAAAAGAAAGACTTAAGTTGCCAAACTAAAGCTAATCTAGGGTCAGAAGCCCACACTGGTCTTTCAGCAGCATTTGGTCTAACGATAGACTCATCTACAAACTGAGCTAAAGCCAACTTAACTTCAGGATGTGCTTCTACATTCTGTGAGTTGTTCCAAGCTTTTATCTGCGCTGGTGTAACATTGAGCTCTTTTAGGAAACGTTGCGACCTTACATCACCTTGGTCTGCTCTCATTTGATGTTCCATTAAGAACCTACGTCCCATACCTGCAGCAAATATTCTTGTAAATCTTGTGTACCACTCTAACATTGTAAATTTGAAAAACTTCTCAGATACGAATTTAGCATTCTTGCTCATAAAATCTAGTTCACCCGCATTGATATACATAGTATTTATAGCATCTGTAGATACCACGCCTATATCTTTTGCAAATCTAGAGGCTTCCTCACTGTTTTGAAAATAAGATTGGAGCTCCCTACCAAAGTTACCAAACGCACTAAACTCTTTTGACCTAAGAACAGGCCCAGCAAAGTCAGGTAAAGACGCAAACACAGCGAACGCCAGGAGCGTTGTAATGTTTGCAACCAAACCCCAACTATTAATAAACCTAAAATTAGCACCCATGTTTGGATTGACCCTGCCCATGATTGCATCTACAGCAT